ACTGATGCCACAAGTCCCCAAAGAGGAAATCAAAGCAATCATCCAACACACCCGCGAATAACAAGAAACCCGACCTTCCGGCCGGGCTCCTGGCATCACCACAAACCAGACTACACCCGCCGGAGGGAATCGAACAAATGAACGAACCAACCAACGAATCCCAACCAACACCAAACCAGACACAACCAGCACAAACCAACCAACACAAGCCAGCGCTCGCCGGCATGTGCCAAGTGTGCGGCGGGGAGTGCCGTATCCAGGCCACGATGTGCGACAAGTGCGAGACCGCTTTGAGGGGATGGATCCACGACTATCCGTCATGGATCCAAGCCCTGCGCGAGTTCCTGGATTCGACGGCGCATTACGGAGGCCACCAGCCTGGACGTGTCAACCTGCAGTCCGCGCCCACGCCGATCAGACTCTCGGTCGTTGACCATCTGCAGGAGATCGAGGATGCGGTGACGGCGTTGTGGTGTCGATTGTATGCGCCGCCGGCCATGCCATGGGCCACAAGCATCGCGGTCCCGTCCATCGTCGACATGCTCAAGGCATGCTGGTCATGCCAGCGGTTGAACCGACTGCCGGACATCGGTTTGATCTGGCATGACTGGGAGCGGTTGGCGCGCAAGACGCTGGCCATCATCGACGTGCCACCATCCAGGTACGGCATCGGCAGGTGCCTGAATCCTCTGTGTGGAGTGGAGCTGAGTGCGGAGGTCGGCGCGGTGAGCGTTGATTGTCCGGTGTGCGGCAGCGCTTATCGCGTGGTCGATGTGCGATTGGGTTTCCTGCGGGAGTGCATCGAATCGGGCAGGGCGTTCACGGCGGGGGAGTGTGCTGAGCTGCTGCGCGAATGCGGGTTCCAGTGCAATGCGAATACGATTCGCTCGTGGCGTAAGCGTGGCAGGCTTCAGCCGGCCGGTGAGAACGATAAGGGACGGCCATTGTACAGGCTTTCGGACGTGCATCGGCAGGTGCTGCGCCGCGATTCGATTTGACAAAATCGAAAGTGCAACGCAGAATTGTCAGTGGATTAGAGGGTTCAAACCGAGGTGACTTGGTTTGAACCCTTTTCATATCCGCCATAGATTCTCCTAACTCCCTGGGTTGCAGTCCCGTCCTGTCCGAACGGCATATCGGACACGCTCCGCCCACTCCCGTCAGAGTGGACATACCCCAATGTGGCAGGCAAGCCAATCCCGTGCTTCCGTGATGCGGTGATGCTCAAATCCGCCTGCCGGTATGCCTTCGTAGGAATCAGTGGTAGATCGTACCGGCCGCGAGTCTTTATTGGATTCTCTTCCTTGTGGCCGCGTGTGGACGCGGGTTCGAATCCCGCCGAAGGCACCCATGAAACAAACCCGGGGTAGGGGTATTCGCAGATGATGGGGAGCCCCTACAAGACACGGGAGTGTCCATATACGGGAGCCCCTATACCGGCATTCCAGCAAGCCAACGGCGAAGATAATCATTGATGCATCCATGACACCCCGGGGCTCATACATGTGGGGAGGCCACATGAGCAAGCGGCGTAACGAGCGTGTCAGCAACGGCTGGCGGCGCAGACAGCTCAGGGCAAGAGTGCTGGCCGCATACGACGTGTGCGCCATCTGTGGCAAGCCAGTCGACAAGACATTGAAGACACCACATCCGATGAGCGCCGAAGTCGACGAGCTCGTACCGGTCTCACGTGGCGGTGATCCATACAGCTTCACTAACTGCAGGCTCACGCACCGCAGATGCAACAGGTTCAAGAGCGACAAGACAGACGAACACGCACGAGCGCTGCTGGCTGGCAGACAGGAAGTGAAAGCAAGCTCGATGCCGTTCAAAACGTTCGGAATCTGACTCCGATACCAGGGCGGGGACCCCGGGTATGCCCCCTCCCGGTCGCCTCGGGTGCAGTGCCGATATTTCTCTTGAAATTTAAGCGTAACGAATTGTGTTACGCATACGTTGAATGAAAGGCGGAATATGGCCTTTTTCAAAGCGTCAGCATCTGACATAGAACGATTTAATAAATACTTCAGAAGCACTGACCCTAGTAAATGTTGGGAATGGAACGGTGCTCATCACCCAAAGGGATATGGCACATTCCGTCTGGCAAAGACGTCCGTTCCGGCACATCGCTTCGCATATGCATTGACTCATAACATGTTTATCTCAGATGGGATGGTGATTGATCATATCTGTCACAACCGTTCATGCGTTAATCCAGACCATTTGAGAACAGTAACGGTTCAGGAGAATTCCGAATATCGTGTTTCCTGTAATAAGAACAGCAAATCCGGAATCCGTGGTGTTTACTGGCGTAACGATCGAAAAGCATGGCAAGTTGAGGTTATCAAGAATAGGAAGGCATACAAGAGAGGTCCATTCAAGACGCTTGCACGGGCGGAAGCTGCTGCAACAAGATTGCGCGAAGAACTCGGGTTCCTCACTGGTTTTGGAATGAAGGAAACGCAATGATTTGCGAAGTATGCGGTAAGCAATTTAGGCCAAGTGGTAAGGGCAGCCAACAGAAATATTGCTCCGCGAAATGCAGGCAGAAAGACTATCGGCGTCGGAAAAAGAATCGGCCCGCACAGGACCGGAACGGTAAGCCGCCCGTCAAAGCCGTGGAAACGAAACAGAAGCCGGAAAGGGATCTCGACCAGCGGAGCTTCGAGAGGATGATGGACGGCAGCATGCTGGACATGCTGCGCGCCAACCGTGACCGACTGCAGAAAGCCATGGATGACACGTCCACACCGGCAAACGCACTGCCTGCGATCAGCCGCCAGCTCATCGACGTATGCGAACGCATCGAATCACTCCAGGGCGGAGGTCTGACCGACCTGTTGGACGATGAGGAAGACGAGGTGACGGACGATGTCGGAGCGTCGATTGTCTGAAATCGCCAAGGTCCTCCGCCAGCCGGAAGGCATCGTTGGCAGCGAGTTCACGCGAATCAACAAAGCCGCGCGCAAGGCCGGCATCCGTTTTGACTTGTGGCAGCAGGGCTTCTTGTGGCTTCTGTTCGCCAAGAACGCGGAAGGCAAGTATGCGTGTGGCGCGGACGGCGCCGTGCTGTCCAGCTGCAGGCAGATCGGCAAGACCTTCACCGTCGGCACCGCGTTGTTCCTCAAGGCGATACTCACACCGAACCTGAAAGCCATCTGGACCGCCCACCATACGCGCACCAGCGACGAGACATTCGCGGACATGTGCGAGATGGAGCATAATCCAGTGCTCGGCCGGTACGTGGAACGCATCCGCAGAGCAAACGGCCAACAGGAGATCACGTTCACGTCCGGCAGCCGCATCATGTTCGGCGCCCGCGAAAACGGTTTCGGCCGAGGATTGCACAGCGTGGACGTGGCTGTGTTCGATGAAGCGCAGATTCTCACAGTGCGCGCGATGGACAACATGATTCCGGTTTTGAACACGAGTCCTAACCCCCTGGTCGTGTATATGGGCAATCCACCCAAGCCGGGAGACCAGTGCGATGCGTTCACGGAGAAACGCATGCATGCGCTGAACCATGACGGAAACCTCCTCTACGTGGAGCTCGCCGCCGACAAGGACGCGGATCCGGACGACCGCGAACAGTGGGCTAAAGCGAATCCCAGCTATCCGAAACGTACAAGCGAACAGGCAATCATGCGCATGCGCAACAACCTGTCGGACGATTCATTCCGTCGTGAGGCGCTTGGCATATGGGACGAGACCGCCACCGCATACGCCATCAGCCCCGACTTGTGGAAGGCCGCGGCCATCGACGACGTGCCGGATGGAGGAACCGTGAGCTTCGGCATCGACATGCCTCCGGACAGGAGCGTGCTGACCATCGGAGCCGCGCTACGGTACGTGGACGGTTCGGCCATCGTCCAGATGGCGAACATCAAGGACGCGCGGCAGGCGGGAACCATGTGGGCCGTGGACTGGCTCGCTGAACGCTGGCCGAAGACCGCCAGCGTGGTCATCGACGCGCAGTCGCCCGCTATGAGCCTGCTGCCGGAACTGAAGAAAGCACATGTGAAGGTCATGGTCACGAACATGCAGGAGATGGGCCGCGCATGTGGCCGGTTCCTCGACATGCTCAAAGCCGGAACGCTCAAGCATCCGCGGGACGAATACCAGCCGCAGCTGGCCGCAGCCGTCAAGGGCGCGACCACGCGCCCATTGGGACAGTCCGGCGCGATCGCCTGGAACAAACTCGGCAGTGACATTGACATAACCCCGCTCGTGTCCACCACACTCGCCCTGTACGGGGCGTGCACGACGAAACGACATCCGGGAAGACGACAGGAGGTGATGGTCTGATGGTGTTCTACATGGCCGACGGCACTACGGTAAGCACGGCACCGAAATTCACCGGCAGCAGCTACCTCGATACCGCGAGCGGCAACATCGGTGCCATCCTCGGCGTCGACGACGAGGACATGCCCATCATCCACGAACTGTTACGCGTATGGCGAGAGAAATATCCACGCAACCTGATCCGCGGAGCCTACTACGACTGCAAGGAACGGTTCAAGGACTTCGGAATCTCCATCCCGGACCAGATCAAAAACAAGGTCGAGGCGATGATTGGATGGCCGGAACTGGCCGTCCGCTCATTGAGCGATTTGAGCGACCTGGAAGGGTTCAGCATTTCCGGTGACGACACGATGGGTGTTGGCGACCTGTTCGAGGACAACCAATTGGACGTGGCCACGTCCGAACTGATCGTATCCGCATACAAGCATTCATGCAGTTTCCTGACCATCGCCGCAGACCCGGAGGATCCGGAACGAATCAGTATGATTCCGCGTTCCGCCGACTGGTCCGCGGGCATCTGGGACCGGCGCGACCATCGTCTGGCCGCCGCGTTGACCATCACCGAGGACGATAAGGACGGGCGGATATGCGCGTTCAACGTGTGGCTTCCAGGCAAGGTCTACGAATGCTCCGGCCACCTGATGCCATGGCGTGCGGAGAAAAGCGAAACGAACTTCGATCAGCCGACGGTCGTCTCGCTCGCCTATGACAGGCAGATGGACCGGCCGTTCGGCCACAGCCGCATCAGCCGTTCGCTCATGAGCCTTGTCGATGCTGGATTCCGTACCGTGGTCCGCATGGAGGCGTCTGCCGAATTCTATTCCGTCCCCAAACTCTGGTTCATCGGAGCGAACAGGGACGCGTTCAGTAGCAACACGTGGAAGAGCCTCATCCAGGCGATCAACGCGATCAGTGCCGACGAGGACGGCAACCTTCCCCAATTGCAGCAGGTGCAGCAGGCGTCCATGACACCCCATTCGGACATGCTCAAGACGATGGCCATGCTCGTCGCCTCGCAGACCCGGGTGCCGGTCGACTACCTGGGCATCACATTGGACAACCCGACCAGTGCCGAGGCCATGGCGTCCGCCGAACGACGTCTGACACGCATCGCAGACAAGCAGAACGTGGCCTTCGGACGGGAACTCAAACGGGCCATGGGCATCGCCGTGGCGTTGCGCGAAGGCGCGAACACGATACCGGACTCCATACGCGACGTGCACCCGGTATGGGCACCGACAAGGGAGGTCTCCGATGCGGCGCGCGCCGACGCGTTCACGAAGATCGCCGACAAGGTCACCGGCTACGCCGACTCCGACGTCGGACTCGAACGCCTCGGCCTGAGCCGTGAGGAAATCACGCGTCTACGCGCCGACCAGCGCAAGGCACGCGCGCAGAACGTCGTGGACCAGCTCAAGATCCGCGCGGCGCAAAACAGCCAGCAGCAGGAGGCGTCAGATGAATCTGAACAATCTGAATCTGCCTCCGGAACGCCGCAAAGCATTGGAACAGGTGCTTGACCAAGCATGGAAGGACTACCAGGACAACCTCACGAACCTGACCGACGCGGCCGCCGATGAAATCGAGACCGTACTGGAACGCGACCCGTTGAACGCGCGCGAAACGGTGCGTGAATACACGGCCGCGGCCAACCGCCTCGCCGACGACTATTATGCGACGGTACGCACCGCATGGGCCGAATACGCTGGCGTGACCATGCCAGACTTCGACCCTGGATCTGACCTGGAACCGGAACGGGTACTTTGGCAGGTCCAAGGCGGCTTCGCCAACACCGACTACAACGGATTGACCTACTCGCAGGTCATGGCAGGCCAGGCACGATCCGGCGCGACCATCGACGACCTGTGGCCATCATTCTCGAACATCGACGACGCGCAACAGTTCATCACCGACATGATCCGCACCGGCGCCCGATTGACCGAACGACGGAACATACGACTCGACCCCACGAAACCAAAATGGGCGAGAGTACCAAAAGGTCCCAAAACATGCGCGTTCTGCGCCATGCTCGCCTCACGCGGCTACGCATACACCAGCGAGGAAGCGGCAGGTGGCAAAGGCAACA